TTGGATTAAATAGATGGCGGCTTATCGCACAGGTTTTGGCACAGGTAATTATGGCGTCAGGGTTTTCGGCCTTGACGGTGAGATTACTGATGCCATCGGTTCGGTAACCACAGCCGCTACGACTGTCACATCCGCTGAGTTAATTCAGCAGGCATCTGCGTCAGCATCGGCCCAGTCATCGACGAGCGCGGACTCTGAAAAGATATTCCAAGGATCTGCCACTGCGTCTGCCACTGCGTCTTTGACAAGCGCAGGTCAGGATGTACTGCAGGGTGAAGGCACTGCGTCTGCAGGCGCATCACTGTCTGCGACATTGCAATTTATTACCAATGCCGAAGCAGAGGACATCGAAGGATCTGCGAGCCTGACAGCGGCAGGTGTTGCCGTAATTGTCAGCGGAAGCATTGGGGTCACAGCATCATCAGGGTTCGATGCTAGTGCAAACATCACGGCAGTAGGCGAGACAACGATTGATGGATCGACTGATATATCCATCAATTACATCCGCGAGCGCAATGTGGCCGCTAACGCAATTCAGGGTACGTCAGGAATTGCATCTGTTGATGGGCGCGAGAAATGGGAGACCATTCCCACTGGCGGGCTGATACCACAACAACCAACTACTCGCTGACTAAACCAGAGGTTGGAGCCAGTGAGGACACTTGGGGAACCAAGATCAATACGAACCTCGATACTGTTGACACTCAATTAAAGGCTGTCAGCGATGTGGCTGATGCGGCTATTGTCGATGGTACTGGAACGGTTAGCACCACAAATCTTGCTAACGATGCAGTCACAAACGCAAAGATCGCAACAGATGCAGTCACAAACGCAAAGATCGCAACAGATGCAGTAAACGCAGATTCTATTGCGGCCAACGCTGTTGGTGCTTCAGAGCTTAATGTTTCCGGCAATGGATCAGATGGTCAGGCTCTTGTGTCTGATGGCGATGGAACTATGTCGTGGGAGACGATCGACGTATATGACGCCGCGTCCTCATCCACTGGGTTCTTCTCACTCCCATCAGGAACAACAGCACAGCGTCCGGGTAGTCCTGCGGCGGGGTATGTGAGACACAATACAGACGATGATGTTGTTGAAACATACAATGGCACTGCATGGATTCCTGTTGGCAACCAGTCTGTAAACTACTCTGTTGATTATTTAGTTATCGGAGGTGGCGGAGGTGGCGGAGGTGGTGTCTCTGGAGCCGGTGGTGGAGCCGGAGGATATCGAACTAACGCAGGAACTTCTGGTGCAAATTCATCTGCCGAACCCGCTTTAACAATCGATGTTGGAGCTACTTATACAATCACCGTAGGAGCCGGAGGAGCGCAGAATACGCAGGGTGATAACTCTGTATTTTCTTCAATCACTTCTTTGGGTGGCGGTTTAGGGGCTACATCAATAGCAAATGGAGGCGATGGCGGTTCTGGCGGTGGTTCGTGTGGTCAAGCTAGTGGTGCTGGAACTGGAACTGCTAGTCAAGGAACAAATGGCGGTAATGGAAACGGTAACGGGTACACCGGCGGCGGCGGCGGCGGCGGTGCTTCAGTTGCAGGAGGAAATGCCGGAAGTAGTCTGGGTGGCGTAGGGGGCGATGGTCTGGCATCCACTATCACTGGCTCTAGCGTAACACGAGCAGGCGGCGGAGGCGGCGGCACGAATACCACAACAACTACAGTGTCAGGTGGAGCAGGCGGTGGCGGGACAGGCGGCTCAACTAGCTCAATAACTGGTGGATCCGGAACAGTAAATACAGGATCAGGCGGTGGCGGCGGCGGCGGTTCCGTAAATTCTGTAGGTGGACCGGGTGGCTCTGGTGTTGTAATTCTGCGCATTGCTACAGCCGATTACTCAGGCGCAACCACAGGCTCACCTACAGTAACCACTGACGGATCAGATACCATCTTAACGTACACAAGTTCAGGCACATACACAGCGTAAGGAAAACAACATGGCACACTTTGCAAAAGTAGTGGACGGCATCGTCGATCCAAGCACGAATCAACCTGCGGCTGACCAGTCAGTCATTGCAGACGATGAAGCCCGTGGACGTAAGAACTACGCAGGGATCGGATACACATACGATGCCACTAAAGATGCGTTTATCCCTCCACAGCCATTCGCAAGTTGGACGCTGAACGACGATACCTGTCTCTGGGAAGCACCTGTTGCATACCCTGACGATGGCAATATGTATCAGTGGGATGAAGATGCGTATCAATCTGATAATGAAGCGGGTTGGGTTTTAGAAACTCCCTAGTATTAAGCAACAGCAACCTCAGTTTTTTCGGAGAGTTTAAATGCCGCTGATTCCTATCAAATTACCTCCGGGCGTTTATCGAGTTGGCACTGACTTTGAAGGTTCAAATCGGTGGCGTGATGCTAACTTGGTTCGGTGGCATCAAGGCTCAATGCGTCCGGTTGGCGGATGGCGTGAAAAAGCAGATGCCTCTTCACTGATCACAGCGGCTCCACGGGCAATGCACATCTGGGTTGATAACACTCAGGGTGCAAACACTGCGCTCGGCACAGCTAATGAGCTTGTTTACGTTGCGGCATCAGGCAATGCGACTGATATCACTCCCGCAGGATTTACGACTGGTGATGAAGATGCGGCAATCAACTACGCATATGGCGGTTCATTCTACGGCACTGGGTTGTATGGCGTTCGTAGGGAAGGCTCTCAGGAGTTCCAAGAGGCTGACACATGGTCTCTTGATAACTGGGGTGAGTACCTTGTTGCATGCGCTACGTCAGACGGTAAGCTCTACGAATGGCAACTGAATACAGCAAACCCTGCCGCACAGATCAGCAACAGCCCGACATCATGCAAGGGACTGATCGTGACAGAAGAGCGGTTCATCTTTGCTTTACAGGCAGGCGGCAACCCTCGCAAGATTGCTTGGTGTGACCGTGAGGACAACACACTGTGGACTCCTGCGGCTACCAACGAGGCAGGCGACTTAGAGTTACAGACGCATGGCGAGATCATGTGTGCGGCTCGGATGCGTGGCAGAAGCATCATTCTGACCAACGTAGACGCCCATATAGCAACTTACCAAGGCCCGCCATACGTTTATGGTTTTGAGCGCGTTGGGACGGCCTGCGGGGTTGTAGGCCGTAAGGCTCTGGTTGCTATCGATCAGGGTGCATTCTGGATGGGTAGTGATTCGTTTTACATGTTTGATGGTTCGACAGCGAAGCAGATGCCATGCGAGGTGCAGGACTACGTCTTTGAAGATATAAACGCCAACCAAGCATCAAAAGTATATGGGGTTCACAACAGTGAGTACGGTGAGATCTGGTGGTTCTACCCATCTAGCGGTAGCACTGAGTGTGATCGGTACGTCTCATACGACTACCTCGAAAACCACTGGGAGATCGGACAGATCGACAGAACGGCAGGCGCAGACCAAGGTGTCTTTGCTGAGCCACAGTGGGTTGATGCGACAGGTGTTATCTACGAGCATGAGATCCACGGCATTGGTCATGGATCATACACTCCATACGCTGAGTCAGGGCCGATCAGTCTCGGCAATGGCGACACGGTTATGAAAGTCAACCAACTGATCCCTGATGAAGAGACTCAGGGTGAGGTCAACGTATCGTTCAAGACTAGGTTCCATCCAAACGACACAGAGCGCACATACGGGCCTTACGACACAGCAAACCCGACAAGCCTACGGTTTACCGGCAGACAGGTCAGGTTACGTGTCGAGGCAACCGGCAACGAAGACTTCCGCGTTGGAATTATGCGGATCAATGCGACACCGGGTGGTAGACGGTGAGTAGTCCCTACCTACCGCCTCCCCCACACGGCCCACAGTGGAACCAGTGGGGCGAACGACTCAATGCTTGGCTAGTACGCACCAAGGACCGGCTGAGATATCTCACAGCAAACGACACAGCGTCTGACAACGGCATCCTGATGTATGACGAGGTGGACGGTTACCCGGTTGTATCAAAGAACGGCGAGTGGCGACAGATCGTACTGGCTGACGGTAATGGATTCTTGTACAACAATGCGGACATCACGGCATCGGCAACTGACACAGCAGAGGCCATTGAGTTCACGATTGGCACCGGCTCCGGTCTAACACTTGGAACCTCTCCTAACGAGTCACGCATTTACTTTGACGAGGGTGGTACATACTTCCTGACGTTTACCGCCCAGATCCAGTCAACCAATTCATCTGACCAAATTTTTTACTTCTGGCCTCGCATCAACGGTGCAGACGTTGCACTTGGCGCAACACGCGCCACGTTGCACTCCAATGGATCAACAAAGCCTGTGACCAAGGGCGCAGTATTTGATGTGAATGATGACGACTACCTTGAGGCCATGTGGGCAACATCTGATCACACC